CCATTACTGGTCAGATCGTGGCATTTGACGTAGTTGCAAACGCATCAACTGGCAAGGTTTTATTTCAATCAGGATCAATTGAGCCTGCGTCAGTAAAACTTAACCTTGAACATGATTCTGCGCGTCCTATCGGTCGCAGCATTGACATGAAGAAAAACAATTATGGCATGGAAGCCACATTTAAGATTAGCCAAACATCAGCCGGCAATGATGCACTTGTCGAAGCAATGGACGGACTACGAGACGGATTTAGCGTTGAGGCAGAAGCGACAGATTTTGCTTACAACGAAGATGGCACAATGGTAGTTAGCGCAGCACAACTTGTAGGCGTTGCACTTACACACAACCCAGCCTTTGACGCAGCACGTGTTGAACGCGTAGCAGCTACAGAAGCCGAAGAAGATTCTGCACCAACATCAGAGGATGCAGATAACCAACCAACAACAGAAGGAGACGAAGTGGATAACGCCGTCACAACCGCGGAAGCCGTAGAGTCGGTCGAAGCCGCAAAGTCAGTAACAGCAGCCGCAACAGGGGTTGCTTACACAAAGCCACGTTTGGATTTTTCAGCGCCAAAGCAGCTAGAAATGACAATCAGGGCATCACTTGGATCAGATGAAGCACGTGAGTATGTACGAGCGGCAGCTGATACAACAGATAACGCTGGACTTATTCCTACACGCCAGCTAACAACAGTTATTAACGGACTTGCAAATAACACACGTTCAGCCATCGATGCAATCACCACTGGTGTTTTGCCTGATGCTGGCATGTCATTTGAAATTCCAAAGATTACAACACTGCCAACAGTTGCAGAGACAGCAGAAGCAGGCACACCATCTAACACAGATCAGGCCTCATCATTTGTCACTGTAACAGTCAAAAAGTATGCCGGACAACAGCAATTTTCTGTAGAACTTTTTGATCGTTCATCACCACTATTTATTACAGAATTGATGAACAACATGGCAGCGCAATACGCAGCTGCTACAGATAAGGCAGTGTTTACAGCACTTGCATCAGGCGCATCAGCCGACGCAACAACACTTACAACATATCCAACAGCTTCAGAATTGCTAGGATTTGTCTCACGTGGCGCAGCATCCGTTTACACAAACACACAGGGATTTGCTCGTAACATCCTTGCCAACACATCACAATGGGCAAACTTAATGACACTTAACGATTCAGGCCGCCCAATTTACAGTGCCGCGCAGCCTTCAAACGCCGGTGGTGTTGTACGCCCAGATTCAATCCGCGGCAATGTCGCTGGACTTGATCTCTATGTCACTGCAAATGTGCCAACCGCAAATGACACTGACAAAGATGACTCAATGCTCATCATCAATCCAACTGCCTACACATGGTATGAATCACCTACTTATCAGCTTCGTGCTGATGTCATTGCTTCAGGTGAAATCCTTGTAGCAATGTATGGCTATGGCGCAATCGCAACCAAAATTGGTGCGGGCGCATTTGGTATCAACAAGACCTGATCCATAACCACAAACTAATCATCGGGTAGTGCGCTCCCGCGCTACCCGAGCCGAACGAAAGGTAAACTCATGCCCAGCATAGTCACAGCATCACAGTTGCGATCAGTGCTGGGCGTGAGTTCATCCTTGTACAATGACGCTTATCTTGATGAAATAATCAACACTAGCGAGGCGGTAATTTTGCCTATGCTGGTTGCAAATACTTCAGCAGTCAATGCTTACAAGCTGACATCCAATGTAGCTACTTATTACACAGCCCGCGCACATCACTTTGTCACAGGGCAATCAATTGTCGTGGCCGGGCTTCCTGCACCATTCACAGCCACAGTTACAGTGGTCGATACAAATACATCGCTCGATGGAATGATGGGCAACTATTATTTTACCGCTGCAATCACAAATGCTGATGTGACTTTGCGCGACATCATTCCCACTGGCACAGCCACACTTTCAGGCTATTCAACAGCCCAAATTTATGCAGGCAACGATGCAATCGAATCAGCCATCCTCGCGGTATCAGTAGAAGTATTCCAGTCGCGTGTAGCAGCTGGCGGTCAAATTGAAGGCGTAGATTTTGCCAGCACGCCATATCGCATGGGTCGCAGCTTGACCAACCGCGTATCCACACTATTGATGCCATTCCTTGATGTCGAGACAGTGGTGCAGTAATGCCCGCATCCACACTGGCAGGCACACGATCAACATTAGCGGCGGCCTTTAATTCACTAGCGGCTACAAGCTACGGCTATGTGCCTGAATCGCCTATCCCGCCAGCAATTGTCATCGTGCCATCGTCTCCTTACCTGGAGCAGCAGCTGATAGGCAAAGCAGTCATCAAGGTAAAAGTGAACTTCACTATTACTGCCATCGTGGCATATAACTCAAACCCTGCATCCCTGGATAACCTGGAGCAGCTCATCATGGGAATTCTTGCAGCTATACCTGCGGGATATGTGGTTGGAAATGTAGATCGTCCAACCCCATTAGAAGTCGGCGCTAGCACAATGCTTACAGCTGACATCAATGTATCTACGACCTACACTCAAACAAGCTAAGGAGCAAAAGTGCCAACAACGATCATTACGGGTCGCGATCTAGTCCTAACGATCGCGAGCACTAACTACGATGCGCAGGCAACTAGCGCAACACTCGCAAACTCACCAACCATCGAGACATACCAAACACTCGATGGCAAGGCATACAAGCACATTGACGATCAATGGACTTTCGATGTCTCAATGCTCGCAGACTGGGGCGCTTCAGGATCGCTTTGTGAAGCTCTATGGACTGCGTGCGAAACAGCACCAAACACCACACTAGCTGCATCACTTACAGCTGCTACTGGAGCGGTCTTTGCGTTCAATGTCATGCCAGTATTCCCAGCAGTGGGCGGTACTGCACCTGATGCGCAGACAGTGGATTTGTCATTCACAGTCGTAGGTACACCCGCTGAGACCTTCTCAGCATAATTTAACAAACGGGAGCAAAAATGAAACTACCAATAACAATTGAATTCAATTCGGGCGAGGTTGCCACATTCGTGGCAGCCCCACCTGAATGGGTAAAGTGGGAAAAGAGCACAGGCAACATCATCAGCCAAGCGCAGGAAAAGATAGGGCTATCTGACCTTATATTCCTGGCGTATCACGCCATGAAGCGCGAAGCAGCTGGGAAGCCTGTAAAGCCAATCGATGTATGGACTGAAACAGTCGCAAATGTCGAGGTCGGTAACTCTGACCCAAAAGCTACCCAGTCGGAAGCCTAAGCCGAACCCTATGGGATTTGGCAATTGCTACAGGATTACCGACTAGCGAATTTGCAAGTGCTGAAGATGTGCTGACAGCACTGGAGATATTAGAGAGGCGAGCCGATGGCAAGTGAGGGAATCAGTTATGACAAAGCTGAACTGCGTGCCATCGCTCGATCCTTCAAGGCGATGGATGAGGAAGCAACTCAACAAGCAAAATCCAAGTCCAACGCACTCGCTGAATTTGTATCGGATAAGGTTAAGAGTGCAGCACGCAACGCACGATCAATCCCAAAGGTATCGTCTCGAATCGCTGACGGCTCAAAAGTGTCTAAATCATCCAAGTTCGGCGAAATCAGCTACGGGTTCGCGGCGCAAAAGTTCAGCGGTGGTGCAACCACACGCGACCTTTGGGGCGGGGCAGAATTTGGCTCAAATAAATATAAGCAGTTCCCAGTGTGGAGTGGTCGTGAGGGTCGTGGTTCGCGTGGATGGTGGATATATCCAACTCTGCGCAGTATTCAGCCTGACATCGTGAAGAAGTGGGAAGAAGGATTTTCCGAGATAGTTAAGAGGTTCGATTAATGGCAGGAAGTAGAACGCTCAAGCTATCCATCCTCGGCGATGTAGATAACCTCAATAAGTCACTCAAAGCCGCCACAGCTGATGTGGATACTTTTGGCGATAAAATGTCTAAGGCTGGCAAAGTCATCGGCGCTGCACTGGCTGCCGCTGCCGCAGCTGCTGGCGCTTTGGCAATCAAAATCGGTGTGGATGGCGTAAAGGCAGCACTGGATGATGAAAAAGCCCAGCGCGTTCTAGCTAAGACTTTAGAAAATACAACAGGCGCAACAGTTGCCCAGGTTAAGGCCGTTGAAGATTACATCACCCAAACATCGCTGGCTATCGGTGTCACTGATGATGAACTGCGCCCAGCCTTTTCGAGACTGGTGCGTTCCACAAAAGATACTGAAGAAGCTCAAAAGCTGCTCAATCTTGCCCTAGATATAAGTTCGGCAACAGGCAAACCACTAGAAGCCATCGCTAATAGCTTAGGCAAAGCCTATGACGGCAACACAAACGCACTGGGTAAATTAGGTCTAGGCATTGACCAAAGTATCCTCAAGACAAAAGATTTCAATTTAGTTTATGAAAACCTGCGCACATCATTCAAGGGCTTTGCCGAGAATGAAGCAAACACATTTCAGGGCAGATTAGATCGCATGAAGGTGGCTTTTGACGAAGCCAAAGAGTCAATCGGCTTTGCGCTTTTGCCTATTCTAGAAAAGCTAATGAAGTTCATCAATCAGGTTGCCCAGCCAGTTCTCGATGCTCTAAATGGTGGCTTTGGCGATAGTGCTGGATTAGCCTTCTATATTCAGAATGTCGCAAAGATTATTCAATCTATTTTTATTCCAGTGTGGAATGGCTTAGTCAAAGCATTTAATAGCATCCAAACAGCCATCGGCGATAACCTAGAGACATTTAAGGAATTTGGCGGTTACATCGCCACATACCTTGCTCCAGTTATCGGTACAGTATTAGGTGGGGCGCTCCAGGTAGTCGGCAAAATTGCAGGCGGTGTCATCGATGTAATCGCTGGAGTAATCAAGGTAATCAATGGCCTTATCGGCGGCGCTATCGATGGAATCAATGCGCTTATCCGCGCCTATAACGCAGTGCCGCTTTTGCC